GACTTCGCGCAGGTGTCCCAATGACCCCGCGCCCCTCCATCGCCTCCCGCCTCCGCGCTCAAGACGCGCCCACCCGCCGCCCGACCCCCTCGGAGGAGCTCGACGAGCTCTGCGAGATGGCGCTCGACCTCGGCGCGCTGAGTGACCCTCGGGTCGCGGCGCTCGTCGCGGAGCTGACGGCGACGTTGCCGGTGGGAGGTGCGGCGTGAGCGACAGTTTCAACGCGATTCGTGCCTGCGCAATTGCACTGCTCGCTGGAGCGGTTCTGCAAGCCGGTGGCGTCAGCGCAGGCAACGGCGAGGTCATAGACTGGCGCACGGTCAAGAGCGGAGAGACGCTGACGCGCAGCGCGGACGCATTCGATGTCGCTCAGCTCTTTGTGACGCTCGTTGGGCCGGAACAGGCCATCGTCAGCATCAAGGGCGATGTGGCTGACGCGCCTGCGTTTGAATCGCCGAAGCCGAGAATCAGTGCGTACATGGCCAACGCATCCGGCGCCCGGCGCAGGTCATTCGACGCAGGGCCATTCCGCGTCTTCGTTGAGCCCCATGATGACGACGACGCTGCGCAAGCTGCGTTCGTGGAGCGCCTTGCGCGACTGACGGCGACGCTGCCGGGAGGTGGGCGGTGAGCGCGGTGATGACGCCCGAAGAGATCGTCAGGGCATGGGTCGGAGTCGAGGAACGAATGGGCAAGCACTGCCTCGCGCACCCGGAGCCGTACGACAAGTGCCCGGCAAGCGTTCAAATGGAGTGGTCCGCTCTCTGCGCGGAACACCAGGCGCTCTACGAGCAGATGCGCGCATGGGTCGCCGCAAACGGCGGTGGCCGATGACCGCCGCCCTCAACCTCGACCTCGTCTCCCTCGCCGTCATCGACGACGGCACCACCTACGAGATCGACGAGCCCATCCACCGCGAGGCGTTCTCCGAGCGCGTGCGGGACTACCTCGTCGACCGCTACGGCCACGAGGCGGACGGGGTGACGTTCATCGTCGTGTGCGCCGAGCGACTGAAGCTCTATCGGCGCACGCGTTCGTCTTGCCCGCCGTGGTGGAGCTACCGCGTTCTCGTCGAGCGTGGGTTCAACGGTACGTCGTGGGTCGAAGAGATTTCAGACGGAGTGCGCTCCGATACGCGCAACGACCAGCACCCGGTACCTGAGGTATCCCCATGACCCTCTACGACGTTACCTACGTCAACGCCGACGGCATCCGCGTCACGTTCACCCGCGAGTTCCGCTCCGCGGTCGTTGCGGTGCGCTGGCTCGCGATCAACGCGCCGCACATGGCCGGTGCCACGGTGCTCCCGACGAAGGGCGCGGGGGAGATCGCCAAGGCGCTTGGGGTGGAGATCCCGGAGTGCCGGCGGAGGGCGTCGTGATGAAGCCCACGAAGCTCACGCCGGAGCAGCGGAAGGCGCTCGCAGAGATTCGCCGCGATGAGCGCGCATTCCTCGCCGAGGAGAAACGGCAACATCAGGAGCGTGCGCGCATGGCGAAGCTTGCCAAGCTCCTCGCGCCACTGCGCAATCCGGGTGGAGGCACTCGTGTCTCGCACAAACGCATGGGCGAGAAGTACTTCACCTGCGTTCGGTGTCACCTGCCGACGACGCAGCAAGATGAGTCGCTTCCGGAGGGCACGGCGACGTGCGAGTGCAAGTGACCACCCCCCAGATCTCCAAGCTCACCGCCGAGATCGCCCGGCTGCGTGGGCAGCGGAACGAGCTCGGGAGCGCGGTGGAGGCGCTGACGGGGTCCATCACCGGCTACATCATCAAGACGCGAAACGACCTGTACATCAACGATGAGGGCGAAACCACAACGCTGCTACGTTGCGCCCGTCGCTACAAGCCCGAGGACTTGCGCAAGGCGCAGATCCACTCCGAGGCGTGGCCGAAGTCCCGCATCGTGCGGTTGGTTCGGAGGACGAAGTGATCCACTACGTATCCGGGGGCTTCTTCCTCGCCGTCTTCGTCGGCGACTACAGCGACTCCGTGGCTCGCGGCAACGCGCTCTCCCGAGGCGACGACATCTCCGCGCGGCGCGGCGTTGCGGGACCGCGCAGCATCCACGACGACAGCCGGTGCAACCGCGCGCCAGGGCTCGCGGGGTGCAGCTACGTGTGCGGCAACGCCCCCGCGTTCGTCGAGACGGAGGACACCGAGTGGGTGCGGGAGGGATTCCACGAGTACCCGATGGGTGGCCGCTCGTAGAGCGCCCCGGAGTTCGCTGGCCATGCCCCCCCTTGGCCCGCTGAGCTCCGAGGCGCCCTACGGGATGTGACCCGTCAATCACCACCAGAGGAAACGAACATGGCTAACTGGCGAATCGCAGGCAAACCGGAGGGCGCCGAGCCCGAGGTGGGCAAGACGTACAAGTGCATCCACACTCGCAAGGGCGAATTCTGGTTCAAGGTGACATCGATCAGCGACATCTGGGCGCGCGGCGTCGTGACCGACGGCGTCGCCAAAGCGATCATGTCCTACAACGTGTCGTATGAAGGCGACGAGATCGCCGTGCGCGACACCCTCTGCACTCTCGTGGAAGTTGGTGAGTCATGAGCGACCTCGTCAAGACCGAGACCACCACCCTCGCGCCCCCTCCCGAGCGCGCCTCGCAGACCATCGCCATGCAGCTTACCGAGATGGCGCGGGACAAGACGCTGGACGTGACCAAACTCGAGGCGCTGCTCAAGATGCAACGCGAGATGGCCGCGGAGGAGCAGCGGACCTCGTTCCGCGCGGCGCGCGCGCGCCTGCAGGCGAAGACGCAGCAGCTCACCAAGCACGGAACGATCGACACGGGGTCGCGCAAGTCGCGCTTCCTCCGCCTCGAGGACATCGACCACGCGATCAAGCCCCTGCTCGCGGAGGAGGGCTTCTCGTTCTCCTTCGACTCGTCGCCGGGCCCGGGCAACGCCGTGACGTTCACCGCCGAGCTGGCGCACAAGGATGGCTACGCGGAGACCAAGACGCTCACGCTCCCCATCGACAACGGCGCCGGCCGCAGCGCGGTGCAGGCGATGGGGTCCACCGTCTCGTATGCGCGCCGCTACCTCATCGAGATGCACCTCAATATCGTGAAGAAGGACGAGGACGACGACGGGCGCGGAGGCCCGCTGCCGCTCACCGCGGAGCAGCTCGAGACGCTGCAACGCGAGCTCGCGGAGGTGAACGGTGACGAGCGAGCGTTCCTCGCGGTGTACGGCGGCACGTGGGACAGTATCAGCCAGGCGAATTTCAAGGCGGCGAGAGGGCAGATCGCGCGGAAGAAAGCGCAAGGTGCGAAGTGAAGTCGACCGAGACCATCGAGCTGAGCGACGAGGATCTTGTGGATGCGATCACGATGTGGCTTGGGCGAAAGCGTATCCAGGAACGCACCGTGTGGAAGGTGAGCCTGGGCGTCCGCGAGGTGTCGCACCACCCCAGCGAGATCGACCGGCATTTCGTGCCCCGCATCACCGCCACGAGGGAGCTGCCATGATCCACCACACCGTAGAACAGGGCACCGACGCGTGGATGAAATTGCGCGCCGGCATCCCCACCGCCTCCCAGTTCGACCGCATCATCACCGCGAAGCGCGCCGAGCTCTCCGCGCAGCACACGAAGTACCTCGCGTGGCTCGTCGCTGAGCGCCTCCTCGGGCGCCCGCTCGACCAGCCCTACACGATGCCCATGCAGAACGGCAAAGAGTGGGAGGCGCGCGCGGTCGCGGCGTACGACTTCTACGTCGGCGTCGAGTCGACCCCGTGCGGGTTTGTCACGAACGACGCGTGCACGATCGGCGCGAGCCCCGACCGCTTCGTCGGCGACGATGGGCTCCTCGAGATCAAGTGTCCCGAGGCGCACACGTACATGGCCTACATGCTCGGCATCGAGAGCCCAACCGGGGAGGCGTACCGCGCGCAGATTCAGGGGCAACTCTGGGTGTGCGAGCGCGAGTGGGTCGACTTCATGGCATTCCACCCCGAGCTGCCTCCGATGGATCCGATCCGGGTGGTGCGCGACGAGGAGTTCATCGGGAAGCTGAGCGCCGCGGTGGGGGACTTCTCCGCGCGGCTGGAGGAAGCGGTCGCGATGCTGCGAGCGAAGGGAGACATGCCATGACCACCCGACCCATCGTAATCCGCACACCCGAAGTGCTCGCCACGTGCGGGCCGGTGTATTTGTTCGAGGACGCCGGCGGTAGACAGGCGAGCGCGTCGAGAGTCGGCGCATTCTACGGGCACGAGTTGTGGCCCGACCAGGTCGAGTTACAGCCGGCCTACGACTGGAACGAGACGCTCCTGTCAAAGTCGACAGGAAGCAAGCAATGCAAGTGCGCGTGCTGTCGCGCGTTCCGCAAGCACCGCGAGCTTGCGAAGGGGGACCGATGACCATCGATACCAAGTTGGGACGGGAGTTGCTGGGGAAGGCGACCGGTGGCGAGTGGGGCGTCACGCACGGCGGCTCATGGGACATCATCAATGGCGAGGAGCGGAGCCTCACGTACGCCTACGTTGACAACAATGCGAACGGCGAGCGCATCCTGCCGAACATGAGCGAAGATGACGCGCGATGGATCGCCTGGGCGCGGAACAACGCCGAAGCGCTTCTCACCGCAGCTGAGCAACTCACCGCCGCCCAGGCTCGCGTGAAGGAGCTGGAGGCGGAACGAGACGAGGCGATGGCCGACGCGCGTCGACAAGCGGGCATCGTCGCCGGCATGGACGTCGAGGTGCAGGGCGCGATGGCGGACCTCGACGCGGTGAAGGAGCAACTCACCGCCGCGAAGCGCCGCGCCGACGAGGCGGAGCGCGAACTCAAGGTGTTGCAGGATGCCGCGCGGGTAGCGGTCGACGTGTTCGACGAGGACGACCGCAGCACCACGGGCGCCGAGCGTCTCCAAGATGCGATGGCGGATCTCGATGTCGCCCTCGCCGGGAAGGGTGAAGGACGATGAAGTGCTGGTGCCGAAGGTGCGGCGGAACGGGGCGCGTGGATTTGCCTCCGGCGTACGCGCGGACCTACGCGCTCGTTCGCGGTGGGTGGCGCACGGCGTCGGAGATCGCGAAGCAGGACGGGTGCTCTTCGACCGCTGCGATCAACCGACTGGAGAAGCTTCGCGAGTGGAGGCTCGTTACCCGTCGCCGAGTCGAGCCGCGGGGGTACGAGTACTCACTCGCCGGGAAGGGTGGTGGGTGATGGGCTACCTAAACCTGATCATCAAGGAACGAAAGTACCGGCAGGACCAGGCAACCGATCGATACCTGTGGGAGCAAGAGCAACGCCACCGCCGCGATCACGACCAGACGGATCGGGAGCGCAACGAGCGTAGGGAGGCAGAGCAATGACCATCGATACCAAACTGGGACGGGAGTTGCTGGCGGGCCGATGGGCCGTGTACCCGTGGTGGTCGGTGCGCACCACCGAGACCGACTCCTATATCGCTTACGGTCCAGAGGCGGAGCACCTCCCCCTCGCTTCGGGAGTACCGCATGACATTGCGGAGCGCATCGTGTGGCTCCACAACCACGGGGAAGAGCTGCTCGCGGCGGCGGAGCAACTCACCGCCGCCCAGGCTCGCGTGGCGGAGCTGGAGTCGCTCAACCGTGCCGCTGGCGAATTCGCTGCCGCGCTCATCGACAAGGCGCTTGAGGACGCGGCCGCCGAGAAGCGCCGCGCCGACGAGACGGAGGCGAAGCTCCGTGGCTTGGAGGCTGAGGCGCGCGCGGACAAGGCGCTCATCAAGCGAATCACGCGCGTCTGCGACGAATGCCCAGAGGAGGGGCACTGCGAACGGTGCGACGGCGCAGGCGTGGTGCCCGTCGACCCGCAAGCGGAAGCGGAGTTGCAGGCATGCATCGACGGGTTCCCCGATGACATCGACGGCTCTCAGATGCCGCACCAGATGCTTGCGGAGTTGGTGGGCCAGCGCGACGCCGCGAACGAAATGCGAGCGCGCGCCGAACAGACGTGCGCCACAACGCTGGCACGCATGCGCGAGGAGAAGGCGGAGCTTCGCAAGCGCGCTGAGAACGCGGAGGCGAAAGCGGTTCAGTACGAGCGCGACTGGTACGACGCCAAGAGCGAGTTCGGTGAAGCCACGAGCAAGCTTCGTGCGGCAGTGCGCGAAGCGGAGCGTGAGCGGGAGGAGATGCGGGAGGCGCTGGACCGCATCGCGTCAACGTCGGTCGATGTGTCAACGTAGGGTCGGCTCGCGCTCCGGATCGCCGTCATGGTCCGCATCGCCCGCGCCGCCCTCGCCGGGAAGGGTGGTGGGTGATGGTCGTCGACATCGGCAAGGAAGTGGCGGCAATGCGAAAAGCGATGAAGGCCATCTATGACAAAGCAAAGCGCGCGGGTGTAGAGCGCCCGGAGATCCCCCGCCCCTGGTGGATTTTCACCCTCCCCACCGACCACATCCCCGGCGTGACTACGCCACCACCCAGCTCGGCAGCCTGCCCATCACGTCCCGCTGGACCACGTCCACGTCGACGATGACCCCGGCGATCGTCGTGTTGAACGGACGCATCTGCGTCATGCAGTAGTCGCACCTCGGTGCCGCGGCGCGTCCGTCGCGGTCGATCTCCCGCGAGCACGAGTCCCAGTAGCGCGTCACCTTGAGCCGGTAGAGCTCCTCGCTCGTGAGCACGCAACCGGCGCCGACGTACAGCCCCGCCTCGTAGCCGCCGGCTTGAATCTGCCCGGCCCACGCGTTGATCTTCGCGATGATGGCTGCGGGCGGGTCCGTCTCGCCCTCGAGGTCGAGCCACACGGTGCACCCCTCCGGGATCGACAGCGCGCGCAATGCGGCGACGGCAGACATGCCGTTGTAGTGCTTGGCGAACGTCACCGGCATGAACGCCAGCCCGGCGCTCAGGATCGCGCACAGCTCCTCCGCCGTGACGCTGCCGAGGTAGCGCACGGCGAACTGCATGCCCTCGCGCTTGAGTCCCGCAGCGGTCGTCGGCGTCAGTCGCTGCACGGTGTCGACACCGAGAGCGAAGCATCGGGCGGCGGTGGCGATCATTGCATGGCCCTCGCCTGCGCATCGGAGATCCGGCGCTGCATGATGACGAGGCGAGCCAGGCGGTCCTTCTCGTCCTCGGTGCGCACAATGGCGATGATGTCCGCGAGGAGTTCCGCGATCAGTTCGGCCCAGATCACGGGCACCCCGAGTCGGTGTCGACGCCAATGCGCTTGTCGGCACCGCACGCGCACGCCTGGTACGCGTCCCAGTCCAGGCGCCCGGCGTCCAGCGCGCTCGCTCGGCACACGGCGAGCTCTGCGGCGTAACCACCCACCTTGGCGGCGACCGCCTCATCGCTGGCGTGCGCGCACGCCAGCACGGGCAGGCACGCGACAACCCACACGGCGAGAGCGGCAGCGAAGCGCTTCACGGCTTCACCGGGGGCAGGCTCTTACCCTCCTTCTTCGTCGGCCCCTCCACGGGGAACGTCTCCTCGACGGTGACGGTGCTCGTCGTCGTCTTGGGCGCGTCGAGCGGCGAGCCCTTGAGCATCGCTGCGATCCCTCCTGCCCCGCCGAGCGCCGCAAGGACTTGCAGGAGCGTGTTGCCGTGCCCGAGAGCGATCACGGCGACAACGAGCGCGAGCCCGCCGAGCGCCAGAACCACGTGCTGCCAGTCGAGTTTCATTCTTCCCTCCGAGCATCCTTCACCGCCGGCATCGGCGGCGGTGACATCTTCCGTGCAGTCTGCACGATCTTGGCTCGCGCCTCGCTGAGTCGCGTGTCGAGCGTGCGCCAACCCAGGCCGACGAGCCCGAGCACGAGCAGTTCGATGATGTGCCAGGGGTCCACTACGCACTGCCCCATGAGTAGATGTCGAAGTAGATCGTGACGTCTGCGCTCACGGTGCCGTTGTTCGTCAGCGTGAGCCGCGCATTCGTGGTCGAGATCGAGAAGGATGCCACCGAAGGCCCTCCGCCCACGAACCCGGCATCCAGGCCCTCGGAACGCGCCGCCGCCGTGTCGGTAGACGACATTGGGTTGATGCTCCCAGTCAGAGCGGTGAGCGCTGACACCGTACCGCCCCTGTTGGCGTAGGAGCCCTCGGCGTATAGCGACCCGCTAGGCGTGGATGGGTCGGTCGCATTGCTCATGAACACGCGCGCCTCGATGCGGCAGCTTCGGCCGGTGGGGATTGGGACGTCCGCGGTGAATGTGCCGCCCGAGTTCGCGGCGGTGCCTGCAACTACCTTCGCGTCATGAATAAGGGCCAGCGCTGTCATCGGAACCTCCACAAGGCCCGGGAGACCGCGGAAGCCTTGGCCACGCCGAGCGTGTTGTACATCGATGTCGTAGGGTGAACCCCGTCCTCAAGCTGGGCGGTGTCGTTGGGGTCCGTGATGTACTGGGACGCATCGAAACCGGCAACGATGATCGTTGGGTTTGCCGCCTGGATGCTCGCGATGGCACCCCAAAACTCGGCATTCATCTGCCGGAGTACCGTGTGCTGCGCGGACGTAGCGTTGGCTGTTCCCACGTCCCACGGGCAATCAAAGCCACACACGACGCCGGGACGAGCGGACGCTACGAGGCCGGCTGCGGTGGAGCAGTCGCCGTAGAACTGCGCGGCGGTCCGGTTCTGCGCGATGGCATCGTTGAGCCCGTACGTGAACCATACGCACGTGAGCGCGCCGCCCGAGTTAGCCAGGTCCGCCGCGAACGAGCCCAACTCCGTAACAAGCGCCTGGCCATTGGATCCGTTGCTCCAGATGTCGTAGTCGAACGGGCCGTCCTGCGGGGCGCTGAACCCAATGATGGATACCCCGCACCCGAGGGACTGCAACTGCTTCTGCATCGCGCGTCGATGTCCTGGACCAGTGAGACCCGTGGAGTTTAGGTAGCCTGCGAGGGTGGAGTCCCCGTACATGTTGAGCGTCGCGCGAATCGGGAGCGCGTTAGCCGGATTGTACCCCGACCTAGCCGGCGAACCGTTCTTGGTCAGCGTGGCCGATCCGACCGTGTCGGTGAGGTCGGAGCCGTTAGCCACATTCTGCGCCGTGGACACCCAGTGATGCGCCTCCCCCACCATCTGCGCGCCGATCGGGAGCCTTGCGTCCGCAAGAACCTGGGCGTCCGTCAAGCTCGTAGATCCCGTCACGCATTCGACAATCGCTTGCTCGCATGGGACCGTAAGCGACGAGTCCGACCCTATGCCGAAAATGCCTGAGCCCTTGTTGTAGGTCGTGTAGGCGACACCGAGCCCGGACGTGACCGCGCCGTCGCCGATCTCCTGACCGTCGACGTAGATCCGTACCCTCAGCGAGCGGAGCACGATGTGGAGCGTAACGACCTGACCGACCATCTCCGGCAAAATGAACTTGCGCGCCACACGCGTAAGAACCCCGTCGATCGCGATATAGACCTGGATCTCCCCTACGGACTCACCGAGTCCGCTCGTGTTCGTCCACACGAGCCACCCATTGGCAGCCGCTGCGGTGAACCCAGCGATCCATCGGAATGACGCGCTTGTTGGCACATCGAGCACAAGAAACCGCAGGCGCACAGCGCCGAGCGTGTCGACCGCGAATGCTCCGAACGCTGATAGGTAGGCGGCCCCGGACGGAAAGGACGTTGCGCTAATCATGCTGGTGCGATCGTCGTGATGGTGCCCGACGAGCCGCGCCACTTCAGTGCGCCACCCTCCGAGTACAGCACGCCGCCTCCGGTCGGATTGGTGCTCGGTGGCGTTCCGGCGTCGGTGATGCCCATGACGCCAACGCCACCGCCGAGCGACTGAGTGAACCCTGCGAACCACTGGGCGCCGCTAGCGGTAATGTACAGCGAATAGACGTTGGAGATTCCGAAAACTAGGTCCGTGGTCGCACCGAAGAATGTGCGCGACGTGGTGCCGAGAAAGGCGTAATTGGTGGCACCCGGAGACGCTGCGTTGGCCCCCGCGTAGATGCCGGAGAATCCCGCGGACGGCACACCTCCGGACCAGTACGATCCGACGCGCATCGACGATGCGTTCCCCGAGTCGACAACGAGGTCCCCGCTCGTCTTGTCCAGGTAAGCACCCGTTGTGCCTGCGAACCGAAACTCGATGTTGCCGGTCTGCGAGTTGATGAGCGTGGACCCGGCAGGCGGACCGGTGACGGAGAGGGCCACCGCAACGCCGCTTCTGCTCAGCGATAGATCGCCGCCAACGGAGACGGAGAACCACTTGGTGCTGACGCTTGAGTACACCGGAATCTGAGCGTCAGACACGGCGGCCATGGTGGAGTCCAGGGACACCCCTCGCCATCCCACCACGGTCGCGGCCTGGCTCCCGGTGCCCGGACCCGCGGTGACGTCGCTGGTCAGTTGTTCGATCCCCGACGCGTCCGCGCTGGGCTTCCACTCTGACCCATCCCACGCGAGCACCTGCGAGCTCGTGGGCGCCGTCGTGCTGATGGGAAACCCCTGGATCGCCACCACCGTGAACGCGCCGGCAGAGTCCAGCGTCACGTCGCCCGACGCCACGCGAGGGTTCCATGTGCTGGTGGGCGAGTCGTGCACGAGGAGCGACGCGTCGGCGGGGGGCGTGCTCGCGACCGTGCGCCCGCGGATGCCCTGCACCGTCGCGGTCGAGATGCCTGGCCCCGTCGCGCTCACATCGGCGACGAGCGCGGAGATACCCGAGCCCGAGTCACCAGTGATGGTGAGGTCGGTTGACTGGAGCGAAGGGTTGTCGGCGATGACGAGCGTGATGCCAGTGCCCGCCTTGATGTTGAGAATGTTGCGCTGGTCGACCTCGACGCCGTCGTTGTCGATCTGGTTGTAGCCGTTGAGGAGGATCGAGAGAAAGCTCACGCGTTACTCCTCCAGTGGCGCACGGTCAGCTGGTAGCCGGCCTGCAGGTCGAGCGTGTACGCGGCGGCACTGTCCTTGTTCGCCACGATCGAGATGTCGAAGCGGTCGTCGGCACTGAAGCCCGAGTCGATGACCACGCTGGTGGACGCCGGAAGGTAGTCCACGGTGGAGATCGCGTTGTCAAGCTGCACGACGCGCGCCGAGTTCGACTGCGCCGCAACGGCGCCTCCGTTGAGCACGATCCCAACGCCAAGCGCGTACCGCACGACCGCGCCACCGCGCGTCATCAGGATGGTGGTGCTGAAGTCCACCTCGAGGATGTCGCCCGCGATGAGGTAGCGATCCGCCGACGCGCTCAGGATGTTCGTGAGGTTCGTCAGCTCGACCCAGACGCCGGTGCTCAGTGCGGTGGACGAGAACGTGTTCGTCTGCGAGGTGAACGTGCCAGCGCGGTAGATCGCGTGGAGGTTGTACGCGCCCACGCGCTGGTAGAGGAAGGGGGCCACGTTCGCCTGTCCCGAGATCGGGACGTTGACGCTGGACGCGTAGCGCATGTCAGAGTCAGCAGGGAGCGTCAGGAGCGGGTTGACGCTGTGGTCCTGCACCTGCCCCGTTGCGCCGCCGACCGCAACGCCGGTGGACCCGGCGAGCGTGAACGCCGACGCGCCGGTGACCGTGATGACCCAGAGCCCGTTCGCCGCCGTGTTGGTCTGGTGCCCGGTGACCTGCACCGTGTCGCCGGTGGTGTACCCGTGCGGCGTCGAGGTGGTGATTGCGATGGGGGACGCGTTGGTCGAACTCGCAATGGCGACCGGGGCGGGGGAGGTCGCCTGCGGGATGGTGCCGTTGGGGTTGAAGGTGGTACTCATTCGACTCCGCTCACGTAAAGCGCCGTGCTGGTGCGGCTAGGGACGTAGGTGCGCGCTCCGGCTACCACCTCCACCTTGTACCACGGCCCCCACTGGCCGTCAGGCAGAAGCGGCGACCCCGGCGGCAGGGTCGGCACGAACCATGACGGGTCGAACGCGATGATGATCCAGGGCACCGAGTTGCCCGCCGCTTTCCACTTCGCCACGAGCCCACGGAGCGCACCGCCCTCCTCCGAGGTCATAAGCACGTTGTCGTCACCCCACACCGACCCGTCGCCCCAGGTCTGCGTTTGCGCCCACGGGCCGTTGTACACGATGACCCACGAGCGCCCGGGCACGCGCTGGCCGTCCCAGTCCCAGTTCCCAGGACTATCGAGGTAGTGCGTCGGGGGCTGCGCGCCGGCTACGCTGACGTCCCACGCGGTGAGGTCATCGGTTGTTGTGTCGTTGACCGTCTCGACGGTCGTGGTGCTCGGGAGGAAGTAGCTCGAGAGCGCCTGCAGGATCGCCGGCTGGCTGCCCGCGTGGCGCCACAAGTCGAGCCATTGGATCAGGCGCTGGTCGTAGCTGTCCCGCGGCTCGTTCGGTCCGCGATCGATCTGCCGGTCCTGCGCGAGGTAGGGAAGCGCGTCGTCGGGCGCGCAGTCGGGGAAGCGCGCGCGCACCGCGAGGGATGCGGCATCGGCCAGGGCGTCGTACATGATCGCCATGCAGAACATGTAGCGGGAGCCGAAGTAGCCCTGGAGGAACGTCGGTGAGAGGAAGTACACCGTGTCCGCGAAGTTCTGCGGGTCGGGGAGGAGGGCGCTCATGTCGTCTGCACCACGTTCGTCGTCACGACGCCCAGCACCGGAACCGAGGTGGTCGCCACCGGCACGTCGGCCGCCGGCACCGAGATCGCGACGCTCATCTTGCCCGCGTTCGACGCGCTGAGCCCCACGATCGCCGCGTAGATCACGCCGTACAGCGCGCCGACGGGCACCACGTTCGCGGTCGCGTCCGTTACGCCGCCGATGGGCAGGTTCTGGAAGTACACCGCGAGCGCCGCCGCGACCGCGTTCTGTACCGCGAGGTCCGTGAGCCCAGCGGAGGACGGCACGTAGCAGGTCAATGTGATGTTCACCGTGGCGCTGCCGGCCGCCGCGGTCGTCGTCGTGATGCCCGAGGGTACGCACCACGCCTGGAATACGCCGTCCACGATCGTCACGTCACCGCCGCTCAAGGGACCCGCAGCGTTCGCGAGGTAGACGCTCACGCGCGCGGGCGACGACACCACAAGCACGCGCGTCACCGGCTGGCTCAGGGTCGCATCGTAGAACGGCTGCGTGGGGTCTAGGATGCTCGTTGCGAAGAAGTAGTACGCGCCCGCCGCGCCGTCGGGCGAGAGTGAGGAGAGCTTCGCCACGTCGCGCTGGAAGAGCAGCGCGTTCGTCTCCGCGTCGGCGCCGATGAGCGTGGCGGTGTTCGTGCACGTGCACCCGACGAGTGGCTTGACGAGGTTGGTAATGGTGCCCGGTCCGCTGGTGTACGCCGCGCCCGTCGCGCTGGCGATGAGCGCGACGCCGGTAGTGGCGCTCGCTGCGATCGTCACCGTGGCGCTGTTGACGTACTCCTTGCCCGTGACCGGGTTGGAGAAGATGAGCTGGCCCGCGGTGAACGGGCCGTAGCTTGAGCCGCTGGCGTTCGTTACCGAGAAGCCGGTGGAGTCGCACGCCGCCGACGACGCCGGAATGCGCGTGTTGTTGTAGACCTGCTCGGATACGAGATCGAGCGGCACGAATGACTCGAGCTCGGCGGCGAAGGACGCGAAGCCCGACGCGGCGATCTGGACCACCGTCTCGGAGTAGATCGCCACGAGCGCCGCGTTGGTCTGGTAGATGGTGCGCGCGACGCTGACCGGTGGCCACGCGGTGACCTGGAGCCCCTCCGCGGTCGCGAGGGAGAGTTGCTCGGTCATCACCTCGTCGGCGGTGAGCGCGGTGGTGAGTTCGGAGAGGGGGACGGCCATGTCAGTTCGCGCTCACGTTGAGGAGTTCGACGGTCACGGACGACACCGCCAGCGTCATGGTGAAGGGGCCCGACGCAGTGACCACACGGATGGTGAGCACCAGCACGCGCGTCGTCGTGTTGTACTGCGCGCGCACGGTGGAGCTTGGCATCACGCGAGCGTCCCGCTGGATCTCGTTCTGCACGGCGGACTGGATGGTCTGTACATCCTGGTTGGTCACGCCCGCGCCGAGCATCGCGCGTAGGTCGATGCAGTCGTTCGGACAGCCAGCCACCGACCCGTGAGGGGTGGTGAGGCGGCGCACGAGGGACTGCGCGAGCACGTCGATCCCGGTCGCCTCGGTGAAGCCAGAGTCGAGGTCGGGGCCCGTCGCGGTCCAGACGGTGGCGAGGTCGCGGCCGAAGTCTGCGGGCTGGGTCATGTGCTCTGCACCTTCGCGCTGCCGAAGCTCACCGCACTGGTCACGGTCGGCACGCCAGTGTTACCCGCGATCGTTCCGCCCGTGTGGATGTGCGCGTTGTATGCGGTCTGGAGCAACGCGACGCGCGCGGCGAGCGCCACGAAGTCGCCCGGCGCGTTCCCCAGGTACACCATCGTCGGCACCTGGTCGGGGTCCAGCCCCACGATCCTCGGCTTGCCCTTGTCGCCCTCTGCGAACGTCAGCTCCACGAGCGAGCCCACCGCGGGGACGGCGACGCTGCCATCCGTGCCCGGCCAGAGCTTGATGTTGCTGATGGGGCCGAACGGCGACGCGCCTGCGGGTACCGCCGAGACGGTGATCGGGGGCGTGGCGGTGACCGACTGGACGCGGTACTCCCAGCGCGCGAGCCGCGCAGAGGAGCCGACGAGGGACTTGACGATGCGCGTGAGGGCCGTCAGGAGGCGGTCAGACATTCACCACCTCCGTCCGGAACTTTCCCGCGTCGATCCAGTGCTGCACCCGGTCGATTGTACCCTGCACCTGGGGGGATGCGTAGGTCTTTCCGGGCAGCCACTCGGCGGGGTTCTCCGTCGCGATCCGTACGACGTTCCCTGGCTGGTCCACCCACGTCGCCGTGAACACGCCAACGATGGCGCCCGCCTCACGCGGGCCCACGTGGGTCACGCCGTCGAGCCCCATCCACCACGCGCCGGGGGCGATCGACTGGAGCACGTCGGACGCCGCTGCCGCCTCGCGGAGCCACTGCGTGCCGATCTGCCGGTCCGTCGCAATGACCACCTGCTCGCCGACGGTCGTCGCGGTGTCGCTGATGACGGTCGACGCGTTGAGCCCGGCTGGGTTGCTGTACTGCTGCCCGGTCACCGCGCGGCGCCACCCGCCGTACCCTCCGACGACGCGCACGCCGCGCTGCCCCGTCCAGTCGACAGAGCGGACGACGGTGCACGTCGCGGTGAGATCAGCGATCACGAGCGACGCGGGCGACGTGATGGGGATCGCGCGGTCGCACCAGAGGTCGGCGTGCCAGATGCCCCACGCGGGGATCGACACGTTGCCGCGAACGACGGTGACGCCGTTGATGCTGGCGTAGCTCATGTGCTAGGCTTCGCTCTCAATCGCCCCGCCTGCTTCGGCGTGCGGGTGGCGCGCCGACCTCGGGTGGCCCGGGTCGGCGTTGCACTTTCATCGGGCATCTCTTCAATCGGAACCCACCACGAATCCTCGCTACCGTCGCCGACGGCCCAGTAGTACAGGCGCCCGTCGTCCTTCAGGGCCAACACCGTGCCAGACGCGCTATCGATGGCGAACTGAACGATCTTCTTCATGACCCAAACGGGGGCTTGGGTTTCGGCAGGTTCTTCGGGTTGGTGCCCTTAAGCATGTTGTCGAGCGCGGTCTGCTTGGCGCCGTTCTGCGCCTGCAGCGCCTTCACACGCGGGTCGGTGAAGTCGTCGGCGGGATCCCCGTTCGAGGCGGCGTCGGGTGTCACCGCCGACACGGGCAGCGGGCGGAAGAACTCGCGCACGCTCACCGTCACGCGGAACATGAGATCGTCGCTGACCTTCTCCACCGCGCCGATGTCCTCGCAGAGGATCTGGTAGATGCCGAGCACGTCCAGCATCGGGTGAAAGATCGACACCGGCGTCGGCTGGAACTTCACCGCGTTGTACATGAAGAGCTTCTGGTAGCTGAGCCAGTCGGTATAGTGCTCGTCGGTCCAGAGGTAGAAGTCGATCGTGAACGGCGGCGGAGTCTGCCCGCGGTAGGTCTCCAGCGCCCCCTGCTGCCCCATACCGTCCTTGACGTCCCACTTGTACGCGCGCTTCGCGCCGCGGATCTCCACCTTGCGATCTCCGTTGCCCCAGCGCTGCCCGGCAACGGTGATGCCGTCCCAAACCGTGGGGAGAGCGAACGGAGACGCGGCGGCGTCGAGGTCAAGAATCGGCACGGCCTACCTCCTCAGCGATGCGCTCGAACATGTCCGCCACCGCGGGCTCTGCGAGTCGGACGAATTCGTCTACGTTCGCGCCCGGCGTCGAGGTGACCGGCATGTTGACGTAGATCGTGTACTGCTTGCCCGCGCCTCGCCCAGCGCCCGGCTCGGTGCGGAACGTCAGCGCGGAGTTGCCCACGATGCTCATGTCGCCGTCACCGATGCCCTGCTTGAGCCCGTCGGGGATCGAGCGACCGAGCGCGCGCGCCTTCCGAGATGGGGAGTGCGAGTCGAACGCTTTCGCGATCGACGCGAGCACGTCTTTGCCGACGCTGGCCACCGCATCGACGGGGAGGCGAGCGAAGTTGGTGATGCCATCCGCGAGCCCCTGCATCAGCTGTTGGCCGACGCCGCCAAGGTCCGCCTTCCGCAGATCGTCGATGGTGTTCATCACGACCGCGAACGCACCGATGGCCACGGTGAGCATGAGCGCCACGCCGCCGATGCTGGCCGCCATGTTCTTGAAGCCCCACGACATGAGATCGACCACGGTCTGGTTGTCGCCCAGCTTGCGGATCTCCTTGATCATCGGCGCCATCCAGATCGCCGCGTCGAGCATGTACCCCTGCAGTTGGAGGATCCCGATCTGGAGCGACACGAGGGCGTTCTTCCCGAACTTGAGCATGTCGGTGAACGCCGCGGTGATCCCCTTCTTCATCGACTTGCCCGAGTTGTTCCCGAGGTCGAAGAGGTTCACGAGGTTCCGCAGCTCGCGAAGGAACGGCTTGATATCCACGTCGGCGAACAGGTCGCGGATGTGGCTCTTGAACTGCTGGAGGAGCAGTGTCGGATCGAGCAGCGCATCCTTCGCCGCCTCGCCGATGCCCCCCTTCGCGATGGCTTGGTTCAACGCGTCGATGCCAGTGGCCGCGTCGATGCGGCCGTACATGAGCATCTGCCGCGTCTCCGCGTTGCTCTTGCCGAGCTTCGCCGCGAGCACGCTGGATAGCTGGTCGTAGCTGAGCCCGATCTCCTTGAGCTCCGCAGGCGTCACCGAGAAGACGCCGCGGAAGCGCCCGCCCATCGTCGTACCCTGCGCGCTCGAGATGATCGACTTCAGCTTGCCGCCAGCCGCGTCGCCCATGACGGCCTGCATGTCGGCGATGGCCTGCACCGTGTTGTGCAGCCGGTTCTGCCCCTGCAGCCCCAGCGCGAGGAGTTCCTGGGCCGACTCGAACGCCTTCTCTTGCGGGATGGGCAGCGTGCGGCTCATCGCGCGCACCATCTCGTACGTCTTCGCGCCCTCCGCTGCGCTGCCTCGGAACTGCGCGAACACGTTCGTCATGCGGATGCGGAACATTCCAGCTTCAAGCGAGAGCGCGATGCCTGCGAGTACCAGCGCGCCGAGCGCCGCCGCGGCGGTGAGCGCATACCTGCCGACCGTGGCGAGCCCGCCGGTGAGCTCGTCCATCGCAAGACTCTCCGCCTTCGCCTCGTCGCGCGCCTTCTTCTCCGACAGCGCCAGGTCCTTCTGCTTCCCGGTGGTGTCCTTCACCTGGTCGCTGAGCCCCTTCATCGCGAGGCGGCGCTTCTGGATCTCGAGTCCGACCTGCCCGGCAACACCGGACATGCCCTGCTCCTTGTACTTCAGCTGCTTCGCCTGGAGCGCGGAGATCTCGTCACCGAGTGACCGCATCCCGCCCTTGAGCGAGTTGAGCTGGTCGCGCATCGCCTTCGCCGGGCCCGATAGCTGATCCCGCATCTCCAGTGCAAAGCTCTCGGTCTCCACGCATCAGCCTCCTCGCAGTCGTACCCTCAACAGCGCCATCACCTCAGCGAACTCGACGCCTGCCGCATCGGCCTCGTCGCTGTCCTCGCCGCGGAGCCACGCGCGGTACCCGTACGACGCCTCGAGGAGGTCGGCGCGGTGCCGCACGCGCGCGGCGGTCAGCCTTTTCCCTCCGTCGACACCGCCGCGCCGGCAAGGTGCTTGAGCAGCGGGGTCATGCCCGGCGTGCTGGCGATGCCCGGGTCCGCATCGAGCAGCGCCGCGAGTTCTTCGCGTGAGTGCGAGACGATCGTATCCAGCATCAGGTTGTCGTCCGCGCTGGCCATCGCCTCGGGCTCGCCCGCGATCGCGATCTTGAACTTCCGCCACTCGTGGCGCGTCGGCTTGCGGAACGCCAGTTTGCCCGCCGCCGTCTCGATCTCTTCCACGCGCCCGAACTTCGCGCGCAGCTCGTTGATGTCGTATGCCATGACCTCACCTCATTCTGTCGTGTCGTGTCAGCCAACCGCGCCCACGCTGGTCGCGATGACCGGCGGGATGCCGTTGAAGAGCATGCGCAGTGGCATCAAGGTCACCTTGATGACCGACGCGTCGAGAGACTCCGAGTTGTCCGAGCCCGCTTCGATGATCGTGCAGTACTGGATCGAGTCCGTCACCGTCGGCAAGTCGCCGTTGTCCAGCGCGTTGCCGTAGGTGCACGTGAGATCGATCTTCCGCTGCATGAAGCCGGCGCCGAGCGCTTGCGTGAGCGTCGACCACTGCGGCCGGTACATCTCGAAGTCGCAACGTGGCTCGGCTTGGCCCAGCGTGATCCCGAGCGGGAGCACCGCGGTGCCGCGCACGAACTGGGAGCCGACCTTGAAGCCGTAGTTGATGCTCTTGATCCCCTGGAAGAAGAGCCCTCCCACGCGTAGCTCGATGTTCGCCATCGAGTAAAAATTCCCGTTCACTTGAGGGTTGGTGGCCATGGTGCTCCTCAGACCGCCGCGATCTGCGGGTTGACGAAGGTGATTGTGACGTTGACCGCGTTGATGTACCCCAGCGGGACGATCGAGATCGTTGCGGTGAGCGTCTTCGTGCTCAGGATGTTGCTGTTCCGTGTGACCACGCAGGCCACCGACGACACGCCGTTGCCGAGCACCGTCTGGAGCAGCGCCGTGCAGCGCGAGTCGATGTCGTTCGCGTCGGCGGCGAGAATGTACCCGGTCGTCGCGCTGACGCGCACCGATCCGCCCAGGTACTGAGTGAAGAACAGGTACGACGTGCGGCACGTCTGGTCGACCACCTCGCCGTACGGCAGGATCGAGAAGTCGCTCCCCGCCGCCGCCATGAGGTTGGAGTTGGTCATGTACCAGCCCGGGAGCCCGTAGATGAGCTGCCCGGTGAGGAAGCGCGCGGTGTCGAGCGCCGAATTGTTCTGCGCGTCGTAGTACACGAACCCGTCGGGCGTCGTCGGCTTCGCCACCATCGGCAGCGAGCCGAGCGCCACGGCGCTGATGTCCTCTCCGATGTCCGTGGTCGAGTCGATCGCCGCCGCCGCCCACGAGATGGGGCGGCGGAACTGCGTCTGGGAGAGCGGCGAGATGATGTTGTAGAAGCCGCCCGCCACGCTGAGCCGGTCGCCGTCGAAGCCGCTGAAGTCGGCGACGAGGGCCGTGATCCACTGCGCCTCGGTCTCCGTCGACGTGCCGCCCCAGAGCGCGTCGCGCGCGTTGGTGAAGACGCGGTTGAAGCGCTTCTTGTTGAAGTAGCTCGTCATCTCCGTTTTGACGCTCGCCGCTTCGCTCGCGTCGACGTCGCCGGTGATGAGCACGTTCTTGAACGAGAGCCCCGAGGCGAGCAGGCCCTCCATCGCGCTGATGAGGGTGCCGCTGCTCCACTTCGGCTCGGTGCAGACCGCCGTGTACGTGTCGTCGGCGACGAGCGACGCGGCGGTGAAGTTGAGCGTGATGCCCGTGTTCGGGATGAGGTAGGTCGTCGCGGTGCCCAGCGTCACGGTCGAGTAGACCGTGCGTCCCGCGTCGAGCGAGACGGTGAGCTCGCATCCCGCGACGCCTACGGTACCGCCGATCGTCGGGGTGACCACGAGGTAGTACGTATCGTTCGGCGTGCCGGTGAGCGTCATCACGCTGGCGCCGGTCCCCGTGTGCGTGACCGCGGAGTTGGTGCCCGCGGTCACGGTCGCCGCCTTCACCAAGATGACGTCGTTGCCTCCGTGCTGCGTGACGAATGCGGCAGCTTGCGGCGCGGGGCCGTAGCCGTCCGCGGTGACGAAGTCGGTGGGGTTGCTCGACTGCACGGCCTGGTCGGCGGTGCCCGACGAGGACACGCCGACGACCGCGATCGTCTCGCCTCCGCCGGGCGGGATGGCACCGAGGGAGTTGCTCAAGATGGTGAAGTTGACCTGCTTGATCGACATGATGCCTCAGCTCGGAGTGGGGATGGTGACCGGCCCCACCGTGGAGGTTCCGATCGTGACGTTGACCTCGCGCACGACGCCGCCGTCGCCGTCCGTCTGCGAGTAGGGGAGGATGGTGTTCTCTTCGCCGGCGATCGGCGTCACCACGTCGAACGAGATGACGAGCGTTCGGCCACGTCGGTTCGTGTTGGTGCTCTGCCGCCACTCCGCCGTGATGGGATGCCCGGTGGGGATCGTCATCGACGCCTGGAGCGCGTAGAGGAACTCGCGCTCGAGTTCCCACGTCGTGTTGAAGTCGTACGTCAGCGAGCCGAGCTTGCTCGTCGGTGACGTGAGGAACTGCGGATCGGGCGGGCCCCAGACGTGCGCCTCGAAGCGAATGACGCGCGTGAAGACGTACTTCCGGAGCGGGATCTCGCCGGGCACGTAGCCCGTGGCGCTCACGTCGGCGCTCTGCCGCGCGGGCCCGTAGGAGTGGCTCACCGGAACGATGACGATGCGCGGGGCGTCGTGCTCCTCCGCCTCGCGCTCCTGGCCGAAGATGATGTCACCGTCGGGCTCGAGCGGGGGGAGCGAGTTGGCGACACGGATCGCTTTCACGGTCGTGTTCACCTGCGTGAACATCGCGTCGAGGTCGGTGATCCACGCGGTGGTCATCGCGCACCCGCCAGGATCTTGCGGCGCTCCTCGCGCGCGGCATCGCGGAGCACCTTGCGCCACGTCGCGGGGAGACCGAATTGCGGGAAGATGCGCCGCGCCGGCATGTGCTTCGTGCCTGTCTGGTGGAAGTACCCGTACGGCGCGCCTAGCTGCAGGCGTGCGCCCGCGCGCGCGACATTGACGCCGGTGCCTGCCCGGAGTCGCGAGGTGTCGGTGAGCGGCGGCGCGCCCTTGCGCCCCTTGCGTCGGCGCTTCGTCGCGAGGGTGATCGGCTTCCACGCGCGGCCGTAGGGGTCCACGCCGCGCGCAAACTGCTGCTTGACGAGCCGGTCCAGCTTCGGCGCCGCGTTCGTCGCCACCCGCTGCGGGAGCAACGCCAGCTCCGCGATCGTGCGCTCCAGGCGCCCGATGCGATCGATGGCTTTGGCGAGCTGCGGATTGAAGGACATGGATCAGGAACCAGAGGGGAGGACGACTTCGACGAAGTAGGAGTCGGTGGTGGTGAAGACGATGTCGTAGCCGGTGGCGGCGTTCGCCGTGGTGCCCAGATGCTTCGGGTCGTAGATCCACCACGTGCTCGCGGGCACCGGGATCGTCACCGTGCCGCCGACGCCGTCCCAGAATGCGACCGTGCCGGCGCTCGTGCAGTGCGCGTTGATGGCGATGACGTGTCCACCCTTGGGGATCGTCACCGTGCCCGACGCGCCCGCGAACCGCTTGACGTTGCCGACGATCTCGCTCCACATCACCAGCCTCGTTTCGCGCCGCTAGAGATCTGCGGGAACTCGTACCGCGGCGTCGCCACGGGCGTCTGTACCACGTTGGGATGCGTGCGCTGGCGCTCCACGCCGTCCGCCCAGTCGATCGCCCAGTCGTGCATCTCCTTGATCTGCACGTCGAGGCCAGCATCCTGGGAGAACCCTCGCGTTCCCATCACGTACAGCGCGGCGATGCGGCAGCACGCGATGCGGATTGACATGTCCCACTCCAGGAGCGGGAGCGAGTAGCGCGCGCGGAACTTGGAGTCCAGCACCGCCGACGCCGCCTGAAGCGCGGCGTCGATCGAGGCGTCGGGGACGTTGCGAGTGGCCGACGCCTGGACGCCGAACCGCGCGAAGTCCGTGCGGTCTGCATACACGACGTCGGCCATGGGCGCCTCAGCTCGGACCCGAGCGCGCGAGGAGGAACGACGGGCCCCAGCCCACCGCGAGACGCGCCCAGTCGCCCCAGAGGAAGGTGTGGTTGTCGAAGACGACCGGGTCCTGCGGGTTCATGCGGGGCACCATCTCGACCGCGTTGCGGGTCTGGAAGATGTTCCCACGGAAGCCGCGCGACGTGTCCGCCATGTAGAACACGTACGGGTTGGTCAGGAGCGGGTTGACGTCGAGGTTGACGCCCCAGCGCGTGACCGGGTTCTCCGCCGCGCCGACCTGGCCGGTGAGCGTCGCCCACGCCGCGGGGGAGAAGTACTGGTTCTGGAGGATCATCTCCGCCTCGCCCTTGAGGAGCGTGGCGACCATCATCCGGTCGGGCACGACGCCGAGCGCTTCGCCGTCCTCGCCCTTGTACGTCATCATGTACTCGACCATCGTCATGACCGACGTCGGCGAGAGCGCGCCTCCGATCGTGACGTTGACGGTGCCGCCGGGCTTCGGGAGCGAGGCCGTGTACCCGCCGATGAAGTCGTTCGAGTACGTGCCCGCGCCGGCGTTGTAGTAGTCCACGGGGTGCGCGGTGTTGAAGCCGGTGAGCCCGTCGAGCCCGAGCTGGCGCGCGCCGGTCTGGTCGCCGCTGTTCTCGAGCAGATCGCGGAACATGTAGTCCGGCTGCCGCTTGCTCTGGCGGACCATGTCCGGGAGCTGGCGGTAGTAGACGCCGAACTGATCGTCGTCCAGCGCGAACTGGTCGATCGAGAGCGTGCCCTCGAACGGCTGGTTGACGAGGGTGTACGTCTGCGGCGCGGCCTGGAACACGACGCGAGCGCCGTTCCATAGTCGCATCTTCGGCAGCATGCCGGTCCAGCCGTACACCTCTTGGGTGCTCGAGCTCGAGACCGGGGTGCACCAGTTCTGGTACGTGGTCGGGACGGTGTCCGCCCATGCCTGACCGATGAGGGTCGAGGCGGTGGAGACGAAGACTTGGTAATTTGCGGGCGTGATGGCCATGGCTCAGGGGCTCCCGGTGGACTGGTCGTTGCCGAGGGTGACGGCGACGAACGCCGAGTACTGCCCGGTGCCGATCGCGGCGAGCTTGCCGGCGACGGGCCGCGAGGCGCCGCCGTCCGTCTTGCCCACGGTGACTTCGTCGATGACGTAGACCGTGGCGCCGACGTCGGCTTGCGTGAGCGCGTCCGACGACGTGCCCGAGGTGAGGTAGAACGTGCCGGTGTCGATACCGATCACGGTGTCGCCGTTCGTGGTGCCGGCGGTGATCGGCGTGCTGACGGTCGGCGTGCCATCCTTGAGCCCGTTGTAGAGGCCCCAGCAGATGTCGGTGGCTTGCGGAGTGTGCGCGGGCACCGCGTAGCCCGAGCGCGTGAGCGCGATCGTGCCGGCGTAGATCGCCGCGTTCGCCGTCATCGGCTGCGCGGTCGGCTGATGGCCGTCCTGCGTGCCGTAGCGGATCGTCTTCTGGTCCTTCGTGACGGCCATGTCAGCCCACCTTTCCTGCGATCCCGTTCACCGGGTTCGGGTTCTTGCGGTAGTTCTCGATCAGCTTGTCGACGGTGAGCGTCCCACCGCTCGCCGCTGCCGCCTTCCGGAACATGTCCATCTGCTGCTCGGTGATGCGGCCCCCCGGGAGCGCGGCGTCGAGCCCGCTGCCGTCGGGGAGCAACTCCTCGCCCTCGACCTGGTAGAGCGCCTTCGTGTGCATCTTGAGGAAGCCCTTCACGAACGAAAGCTTCTCGGTGCGCAGCATCTTCGCGTGCGCCTTCGTGATGCGGCGCCCCGTGAGCGCGGCGTCGATGAGGGCAGCCTTCTCGCGCTTCACTTCCGCGGCGCGGAGCTGAGCGACCTCGGCAGCGAGGCGGTCGTGCGCCTCCGCCTTCTCGCGCAGCGCGGCGGACTGGCCGCGGCGGGCGTCCTTCTTCGGCGCCTCGTCCTCGGCATCCTCCTCGGACTCTTCCGACTCGGCGTCCTCGCCTTCGTCGTCGCCCTCCGCGTCCTCGGCGCTCTCGTCATCCTTGGCCGATTCCTTCTCGTCGCCGTCGGGCTCCTCGTGCTCGGCGTCTTCGTCGCCGTCGGGCTCCTCGTCGTCGGTCTTCTCTTCCTTCGTCTCGGTCTTCGTCGTCTTCTTGTACGCGGCCTTGGGGGCGGCGGACTTGAGCGACGCGAGCGCGAACTCGAGGGATGCGATCTCGGCGTTAAGGGACGCGCGCGCGGTCCCCTTCGCGGACTTGAGCGCGGCACGCTTGGCCGCGATGAGGTTCTTCAGCTTCAGCATGTCGCGTCCTTTGGCAGTTGTGCCAGGTTGTGCCACTGACGGTGAGGCTGACACACGTGTGCCACCCTCCGCAAGTGCAAACTGCGCCACGACGTCATCCCACCCCATGACGTAGTCGGCCACGCCGACATCGACGGCTTCGTCGCCAGTGAAGACGCCGGCCTCGAGGGGCGCCGGATCGAACCCGCGCGCGCGGCGCACGAGGTCGAAGAACTGCTCCGCAAGCGCGTCGACGCGCTTCGCCTCCGCCGCGATGGCGTCCTCCGAGATCGACGTGTGCGGGTGGCCGTCGTCCTTCCGCGCCCCGCTCGTGATGGTGACGAAGTTCAGGCCCGCTTTCTTGTCGGCCTCCACCTGGTCGCAGAGCAGCGCGATGACGCCGATGCTTCCGACGATGCCGCTCGCGGGCGTGATGATCTCGTCGGCGACGCACGCGAGCGCGTACGCGGCGGACGCGATGAGCTCATCGGCGTACGCGTACACCGGGATGCCGCTCGCTTCCTTCGCCGCGGTGAGCGCGTCGACGAACTGCGTCAGCCCAGCGACGACGCCGCCGGGGGAGTCGATGCGCAGGATGATCGCCTCGGGCTCCTCCGCAAGCGCTGCGGTGAAGCGCGTGCGGATCTGCTCGTAGGAGTCGCCGTAGTAGCCATCCTTCTCCGGGTTCGGTCCGCGAGGGTTCGCGCGCTGCTCCAGCGGTCCGTTGACGTGCACGACGATCGCGCTGCCGACCGTCTCGTTGTCGCGTGGTGGGGCGCCCATGAGGAGGTCGAGAATGTCGGCGCGCCGATCGATCGCGAGCGCCTCGTGATTGCGCGCCTTGGAACGGAAGTGCTTCACTTGGACCCCTTGAGCGTCTTGCTTGCCGCCTCGTCCTGCGCGCCCGCGGCGCCCGACCCGCTGCCGTTGTCGGGCTCGGTGATCTCGAAGTCGGGAAGCTCGAGCCCAAACTGGGACTTCGCGAACGTCTTGAGCTTCGTCTCGTCGGTGAACTTGATCCCGCCCTGGCGAAGGATCTGGAGCGACTGACCGAACGAGTAGAACCTCGACGCCGCCTGCGTCTTGTCCTCCTGCGGCGTCACGTCCCATCCGGTGAACGGCGCGAGGTCGGGGTCCCCGAAGTTGAGCGAAGCGAACGGGCGCCCGACCTGGTCGTGCAGCGTCGAGCGCCACCCCTCGTCGTCATCCTCGATGCCCTGCTGCCGGATGTCCATGTGCGCCGACGTCGCGGCGAAGCTTCCGCCGGTCACCTCGGTGGTGAGGTTCTGCATGAGGATCGCCAGCACGATATCCATGTCGCAGCGGTCCACGAGCCCGGGGAAGATCTGCCAGCTCTGGCTCATCGCCTCCACGAGCACCACGTCATAGCTCTGCGACGCGTCCACGCCTTGGGGGAGCACCATCGTCGTCTCGACGCCCAGGTCGGTGAGCTGGTTCTCGAAGCGCTGACGCTGCACCTCGTCCGCCGCCGCGGGGACCTTGCCCTTGCGGAACGGCATACCGTGCACCTCGGAGAAGCGCGCCATGTCGCGGAACGCGAAGTGACGGAGCAGCCACGGCTCCGCGACCGCGCGGATCGATCCCCACATCCAGCCGCGGTACTCGCCGCGCGGGGCGTGGAGCACCCACTTGCCGTCACCGGGGAAGATGGGCATCGCGCCATCCTGCGAGATCGCCACGTACTTCCGGATGTCCCACTGGTAGAAAACGTAGCGCGCATGCCACGGCACGATGCGCGGCTTGATGAACTTGCCGCGGTCGTTCCACACGAGCTGCGCCGGCCAGAAGCCGAACAGGTTGGAGTACGCGCCGATCTGCTTCAGCGACCCGCCGCTCGAGATGTACGGCCACGAGTCGATCCACGCGTCGAGGCACTCCTTCGCCGCGCGTGAGTCGTTCGCGGGCTTGAAGCGCATTTCGCGTGAGAAGAGTCCCGACATGCGCGAGTCCAGCGTGGCGCGCACGCGCGGGTCCGCGATGATGGCGTCGACCAGCTGCCCGCTCGCGGCGAACACGCCGTAGTTGTGCGACGCCAGCGCGCCGAGCACCTGCGCCACGGTCCACGTGTTCTGGATCGAGATGATCGGCAGGTCGCGGTAGACCACGCCGGTGCGCGCCTTGGCTCCCTTGAGCGGCTCGCCCGGTGGCTGGAACGCGGGGTCGTTCCGCTGGATCGCCGGGTTGCCGCCGACGCGGTCCTCCACCTGTCTGCGGAGTTGATCCATCGGGATCGACTCGCCCATCGGGTCGAGCCCCGGGGGCGGGCCGTATCCGGGGTCTGCGCCAGGTTGTGCCACACCCGCACGGTGGCACAAAACCTGGCCGGGGTCTAGCGCACGTCAGCCAGCCTAGTCCGGATCTGCGCCATCGTGCTCGGCCTTACCGCTGGCGTGATGCCGGCCGCCGCGCTGACGGCGGAGTGGTGGACGCCGAGCTTTTTCGCTGTCTCCACTACGCCGTGAGCCTCGATGAGCTTGCGTAGTTGGGCCATCTCGGACCGGTTCAGCGTTGCGTCAGCCATGGTGCCCTCATGATGCATACATAGCGCATGCGTATGCGCTGTTCAATCTGCGCGTTGAGCGCCCTTGGAATGCCTCGCCCCACGGTGCCCGACCAGGCCTCGCCATGCCGTGCCCCGGCTTGCCACAGAAACCTTCCCCCTGCTGCGGATGTGCCGCCCTTGGAGTGACCTGCCCTGCCTCGCCTCGCCCTGCCGCGACATGGCTTAGGGTGCCAGATCTCACTCTTTGCGGATGTCGTCCGCGATTTCCTTCGCCCTCTTGGGCGTGTGCTCGATGGTGACCTTTGGTCGCATCGCGATGCGGAGCGCCATTCGGTCCGCCGCCTCACTGACGCGCTCCTTCGACGTGTCGGGCGCGAGCGACGCCGCGAGCCGCATCTTCTGCTCCGCGCGCTTGTGCGCCCGCGTGCCCTTCGCACGCTGTTTCACGGCGCGCTGCTCCGTCTGGCGCCAGTCCTTGCGCTCGTAGACGCCGGGCCACTTGCGCATGGGCCCGAAGTCGATCCCCTCGTCCACGCGCATCAGTTCTTGCGCCTCCCAGTGGAGCAGGTTGAAGTCCCGTTCTTCCGATGGCGTGGTCGGCAGGTACTTGTTTCGGAAGTCCTGCACCGAGTACCTAGCCGCGGTGCGCATCTCCGCCATCATCTCGGTACGGATACGCGTCTTCTCTTCCTTCGACCAACCCATGTGAACCTCCTTGCAGATGTCTGCCCTTGGTGAGCCCTGCCCTGCCCGGCCGTGCCGCGACAGGCCGCGGCTGACCGTGCCCTGCCCGGCCATGCCGAACCGGACCATCAAAACTTTCCCCGCTGCGGACGTGCCGCCCATGTCTAGCCATGCCTCGCCGTGCCCGGCCATGACCAGTCCGGCCCGGCCATGCCGCGACTCGCCAGAATCTACGAAATCTCTTTCACCACGAACCGCCCGTATCGCGGTCGCCAGTCGCCGATCCCCTCGTAGATCCCAGCGTCCGAGATCGCCTGTTCGAGCTGCGCCTTCGTCACTCCACCGGCAAGCACCTCGACGCGGAACGTGCAGCGCCAGCCAGAGGGGAAGCGGGCTCGCGTGCGCATGATGCGCTTCTGACCAACCTTCGCGCCCTTCGTGAATGCGAACTTTGCGAACATGTTCTCGCGGTCGCGCGGGCCCTTGTAGTCGAGCGCGAACCCAGGCGCGTCGCCGTCGGGCATGTCGATACCCACGTGCGCCTTGAACACCTTGCCGAGCTTGCGCTTCGTCGCGCCGCGCTCGATGACCGCTTGCAGGTTGTCGTTCGGGATGAACGGTCCGAGCTGGTCATCCCAGTACAGCCCACCGTCGAACTCGGCGCGCTGGATGGCGCGATGGTCGTCCGGCGACTTCTGGCGGTTCTTCGTCAGCACGCCAAGGCGCACCGTGAACTCGTCAAGGGGGTCGGCGAGCCTGCCGTTGTGCATGATGAGAGGGCGGATGCCCTCGATGGTGACCGTGTAAATCTCGTCTCGCATGTCGTCTCCTTCTGCAGTGAACTGCCCTCGGTGTGCCTTGCCAAGCCGCGATGTGGCGTGCCACACCGGGCCGAGCCATATCTCGCCTCGCCTTGGCATGTGACAATACGTATGCGCTTTCGCATGCGCATTGTCAACCACAAAAGACAGCGACCCACAAGCTTGCGCCGGTGGGTCACTGGGTCCGACGCTGGCGCACCGGACCACGTAGGCGCGGGATGAGTCGGCCTACTTGGTCTTCTTCGCGTCGGCGCTCATGCCGGGCTGGCGCTTGATCGCGTCCGCGATCGCCGCCTCGGTCTGCGGGCTCACGGTCTGCGGTGGCGCCTCCGGGATCGCAGGCGGAGCCGCGGCGAGGAGCGCCTCAGTGCTCGCCGCCATCTCCGCCTCGAGGCGCGCACGGATCTTGGCGATCTCCGGCTGCAGGTCCTCCCGGATCATCGGGTCGAACTCCTTGCCGACGTAGCGGAGCAGGTCCGCGTTCCACGTCGCGCGCGTGAGGGTCATCTTCTGCTCGGAGTTGAGGTCGATGCGCTTGCCGCCAAGCTCGCGCGTCTTGCCGTCGATGACGCGCGAGAGGACGGCCTCGCCACCGATGCGGTCGCCGAAGAAGAACGTCTCGGGGTAGCGGTAGTTCTCCAACTGCCGCACGCGCCCGTAGTGTGGGAACTCCTTGCTGCACGCCACGACGGCATCGAAGCGCGCGCCGGTGGGCGACACGCATGCGATGCGCACGTGCGGCGCTCCGGGCGGTCGCTCCTGGAGCTTCATGCGCTCGTTGAGGGACGGGTTCATTGCCTTACGGAGAGCCTCCGCGAGGACGTCTGCGGTGATGGTGCCTTCGCTCATGATCAGATCCTTCTGGTACCGACGGTTCCGGTACCTCGTTGGTTTCCCGCCAACCCTAGCATGCCGTCGCACACGCTGACGAGTGCGTCGCTCTCATCGTCCTCGTCGCCGTCGAGCCCAGTGAACCCCTGGATGCGTTTGGTGAACGCGCCGGCCCACACCGCTTCCGACGGCACCATGATGTCGCCGTCGTTCCACCGCTTGATCGTGCGCTGCGAGCGCCAGAGCTTGTTGAGCAGCGCGGGCATGAACTGGATGTTGAGCCCGTGGTCGCAGTTCAGGCGCCCCACCACGCCGAGCTCGGGGCCGCTGCCGTAGGTGAACACGGGCGCTGCGCCAGTCGCCTCCGCCTTGAGCCCGCGCACGAGCCCTGGCACCTCGCGCGGGTCCGGCTTCACGCGCAGCGCAGCGCGGACGAACGCGCGCGAGCCGTACACGCGCACGAGCACGCCAGCGAACCAGTCCGCCGTGCGCTTCGTCGAGTAGGACAGGTCGAGCCCGATCGCGTCGCGGAACCCTGGCCACGTCGGGAGCGTCAGGTAGGACGCCGGCGTGCCGTAAAACGACGCTCCCTCAGCGACGGGGCGACCCTGGTAGCGTGACCAGAAGACGACCTCGTACGGGTCAGACTCTTTGAGCTCTGCACGGATCGCCTTGAGCTGGTCGAGTGGCCACACGTGTGGCGCGAACGCGCGCTCGGTGGGCAGCCCCAGGTCGATGATCGCCTCCGAGTGCAGATGCCGCCAGCGTACAGCCGTGCGCGCAAGCCTTCGCCCCGCGGGGTCGTCGGGGTGCTGGCGCGACATGACGAGCATGACGGGTCCGGGCCGTCCCTTCCGCATGCAGCGAGCGGTGTAGTAGTTGATCGCGCGATCGACCACCTCGCGAGTGGGCGCATCCTTCGCCCCGTGCTCATCGATCGGGTCGTCGCATAGAAGCACGTGGCAGTCGTGCCCTTCCTTTGACTGCTCGGCGCTCATCACGATGACGCCGCCGCCCTGCTCGTTCTGCCAGTTGTGGATCTCGTTCCACCCGCGCGTCGGTCCCACTTTGGTACGCTCCGCGATCTCGCGGAGGCGCTTGCCGATGTGCTTGGCGCGCTCGTGGGAGTGCGTCATGAACACGATGCGCAGCGACGGGATCTGCTCGAGCAGCCAGAGCACGCCGTGGAGGAACGTCTCCGTCTTGAAGTGACGGATGGGGATGGTGCAGATGGCGCGGAGCGGGTCCTGCGTTTCGCCCCGCAGACCCGCGAGCGCTTCGGCGAAGAGGTCGCCCACGTCGCCGAGGTGCGTCGGTTCGTCGAACTCGGGGGAGATCGACGGGATCCACTTCAGCAGCGGCGGCACGTTGGGGACGAGGGAAAGCACGTATGCAGTCTACAGCGCACCTCGCGCCAACGCGATGAGCGCGTCGCGGAACGCGGGTGGTGATGCCGACGCCGCCCTCTTCCCCAGGCGCGGACGAACCTCGCCGCTCTTGACGTGGTTGCCGCACCATGAGACCAGCGCTTTGCTGGCTCCGTCCGGCACCGAACCCCATAGCATGGGCGGCGGGGTGACCCCGAACGCGTAGAGCCACGTCGCCTTCTTCGCCGCATGCCCATAGCGGCCCTGCTCGATGTGACACGACCAGCCCCCGCACATGCCACGCACCCAACCGCCTCGCCGCGGAGGAATGGGGAGGTCGAACGCGGCCCAGGCGTCGGAGTACGCAGGGTGCTCCAGCACTCCGCCGAACGCGCGAACGCATCCGAGCGCCGCCGCGAAGCAGCCACCGTCCTCCCCGCGCTTGTAACCCCATCGGGCCTCAACGAGCCCGGCGAGCCGACACCAGCGCGAACACGGAGGGTGGGCCACCACCGGCCACGGTCCCGCGTACTTCCGCGCGTCGCGCTTCTCGTCCCACGGATCGACTCCATCGATCCCGAAGTAGGCCCCACCGGTCTGCACGAAGAGAGCGACGATCATGTTGCCACCCTGGGCGCGCGCCACGAGCACCCACCACCACCCCTCTCCCTCCGGTGACACTCCCTGACCTTCCCCCTCACCCACCCGGCCATGCTCACCCCCTCCGCCCGGGCGAGCTCGGCCAGCCACGCCATCTCCTGGTCGCTCAGCAGGACGGGCAGGCGCTTCTCGCGGGCGCTCATTCGCCGCACCACGTGTTCGGCTCGTAAGTGCTCCAGTCGCCGGAGTCGCTTGTAGGCGCGCCGTGGACGAGGTCTAGCCTGACCCTCGCCGCATCCGTCACGAGCTCCCCCTCCCCGTAGGCGACCGCCATCAGCTCCGCGCTCGAGCAGCCCCACCAGCACTGCCGGCGAGCCGCACCCCTGACCATCGCCACCACGCACGCGTCGAGCCATCCCATCTCCGCATCCTCCTGACCCCGAGCGCCAGCCCGGGCGACGAGCCCACCCTACCCACCCAACCGGGCCCGGTCAAGCCCCGGCATCAGACCGGCATCACTTTGCTCGCACCGTGTGGGATAGTGTAGGCAAGCGGAGCCCGCCAGAGAAGTGGCCAACCTCCCAGGCCCCCGAGCGGCCCTCTCGCCCTCTCGACCCTCCCCGGGGGTAGCTCGAGCGGGTGGGGCGGGGTGTGGGCAGGAGGGATACCCCCTCCTTGTTTCTGGAAAAAACAAACTGGCACGTTCGTTGCCCATTCGATGTGGTGAAACCAGGCGTATGGTAGTTATCATGCACTTAGCGTACTACTGCTGGGGGGATAGGGGCGATAGGGGGGATATTTCACTCCCTTCGCGCGAGAGTGTTCCAGTGGGAACATATTTCTTATAACGGCGGGTGAAACATCCCCCCTTACCCCCTCATCCCCCTCAGACTCGGGCGACGCGCCAGCGGGCCACCTTGCCGGTGAGGCCGTCGACGGCAAGCTTGTGGCCGCCCATGATGCGCCCGCAGTTCGAGCGGAACGCCTTGCCCAGTCTGCCGGTGTCGGGGGCGAACGAGGAGCGGGTGGGCGCCCAGAGCTCGAGAGCGTCGCGGAGGTCATCGTAGCCGTCGGGGGCGGCGTCGCCGTGGTCGCGCTCGCGGGCGTGGTAGAGCCGGTGTACGATCTCGCGGATGGTGATGGGCTCGGCGCTGAGCCGCGGGAGGTCGCGGAGGACGACGGAGAGCGCGAGAGCCGAGTCGCTCAGGTTGCCCGACGTCGACGGGCGGGTGGTCATCGGGTCCT